ACTGGCGTAGCAGTAGCAACAGCAGATAAATTAACTTCTTCAAATGATACTACGATTGCTCAAGCAAGTGCAAATTTAAGTCAAGCAAGATATGGTGTAGCAGGTGTTTCAGAAGGAACAACAAAAGGTTATTTTGCTGGCGGACTTTCTGGTGGCACCTTTTTCTCAACAGCAGATAAATTGACATATTCAACTGATTCTACTGCTGCTCAAACAAGTGCAAATATAAGCCAAGCAAGATATTTTTTAGCTGGATGTTCTGGAGAAGGCACAAAAGGTTATTTTGTTGCAGGAAATAATAATGGAGAAAACTCTACAATAGGAGATAAGTTAACATATTCAACAGATACAACTGTTGCTCAAACTACAATTTTTTTAACTCAACCAAGATATGCATTAGCAGGAATTTCAGAAGGAACAACAAAAGGATATTTCGCTGGTGGATGGAGTGGTAGTTATGTTTCAACAGCAGATAAATTAACATATGCAAATGATTCTACTACTTCTCAAACAAGCGCAAATCTAAGCCAAGCAAGATATGGTTTAGCAGGATGTTCTGGAGAAGGAACAAAAGGTTATTTTGCTGGTGGTAATAGCAACGGTACGCTCGTTATAACAGCAGACAAATTAACATATTCTACGGATACTACAATTGCTCAAACAACAGCAAATCTAAGTCAAGCAAGATTCGATGTAGCTAGTTTTTCCAATGGTACAATAAAAGGTTATTTTACTGGCGGATTTGATGGATCATATCTTACAACAGCAGATTTGCTGACATATTCTACGGATACTACAATTGCTAAAACTACTGCAAATCTCAGTCAAGGAAGACAAGCATTAGCTGGAATTATGGGAGGAGATGCGCCTTATAATGATCCAAGAAATGGACCCATTGTCATATCAGGCAAACTAACAACAACAGAAGCTAATGAAATTAGATTTACAAATATGGCTTCTGGTTCAGTATTGAGCGGAAACATAGTTTCTGGTGTTGTATTCAGTGATGCAACCACAAATAACTTCTCAACTGCTGGTGTTAGAAGCGGAAATATTGCCTCTGGACAAGTTGACAGAGTTCATTTTGCTAATGAAACAATAATATCTGGAAACATAGGAAGCGGTGTCATAAGATTTCCAACATTCTTTGGCGATACTACACAATATGTAAATATCGGAAGCGGACAAATAGATCAATATCATCTATATTGGACCTATGATGGAACTACAACAAAAGCAGGATATTTTGCTGGTGGTTTTTCTCCACTTCTGGCAACAACAGATAAATTAAAATATTCAACTGATACTACTGTTGCTCAAACAAGTGCTAATTTAAGTCAAGGAAGACATTCTTTGGCTGGAGTTTCAGAAGGATCGATAAAAGGTTATTTTGCTGGTGGATCTACTGGCACAATTGTTACAACAGCAGATAAATTAACATACTCAAACAGCACAACTGTTGCTCAAACAAGTGCAAATTTAATACAAGATACATCTCGATTAGGTGGATGCTCAGGAGAAGGCACAAAAGGCTATTTTGCTGGTGGATTAAATTCCATTGCCATTATTGTAGCGACAGCAAATAAATTAACATATTCGACTGACACAACTGCTGCACAAACAAGTGCAGATCTAAGCCAAGCAAGAAGTTATTTAACTGGAGTTTCAGAAGGATCAACAAAAGGTTATTTCGCTGGTGGAACTACAGGAACAGATGTTGCAACAGTAGATAAATTAACATATTCAACAGATACAACTGCTGCTCAAGCAAGTGCAAATCTAAGTCAAGCGAGAATAGGATTAGCTGGTTGTTCAGGAGATGGAACAAAAGGTTATTTTGTTGGTGGAGTTACTGGATCTTTTGTTTATCAAAAAACCGCAGATAAATTGACATATTCAACCGATACAACTACTTCACAAACAACCGCAGATCTAAGTCGAGAAAAATATGCTTTAACTGGAGTTTCAGAAGGATCAACAAAAGGTTATTTCGCTGGTGGAGATACTGGACAATTTGTAGCAACAGCAGACAAAGTAACATACTCAACAGATGCAAATTCTTCTCAAACTACTGCAAATTTAAGTCAAGCAAGATATTTTTTAGCAGGAGTTGATGGAGGGCAATCTCAAAACACATTACCCACAGACCGTATTTCATCCGCATACCTTACAAGCAGCAAGCTTTCATCTGGCACAATTGGTCTTACAACAAGTTTACAAAACGCAGCATTCCCATACAATCTTGCAGAAACAGCAGAAATAAATACAAATCAACCAATGTTTGATTATTTTGTTTTTCAGGAACAATGTTCAGGCATCAAAGCAGTATGCATAGCATCAGGAAGCAGAGTGGTAAGAGCGCAAAGAGCAAGTGGAATGAGATTACCAGCAATTGGCGTAACAAGCGGAACTGTTAACAGCGGAGCAACAGGAAGAGTTTATTATTACGGATATGTCGGAAGAACTGGCACATTTGCCGCAAACTCTGGAATATATAATGGAATTTCTGGATTCCAAGGACAACCTCTCTATGTTGGATCAGGTGGTAATATCGTTAATCAAAGCGGAATGCGTGGAGCATCCTCTGGCGCACCATTCATATCAGGAAATATGCAACAACAAATAGGCATAGCTATGAGCGGAGGACTATTCGTTATGCCAAGTCCAAGAGTTGTAAGATCAGGATTCCAAGGCATATTGCCTTATAATCATCCTGCCTAATCTAAAACTTATCAAAAAATATATTGAAACTCATGCTGATTCTGTCTTCAGAAGATCTATTCATCTGAACACTATGCACAAGCCAAGAAGGAAATATATAACATCTTCCCGCTATTGCAGGATAAATTAAATTATTCGCAGTAACTATGCTAAAATCCTTATAAGTAGCATCAAGCATCCCCTTCGCAATCAAAGGGGAATGAAAAATAATATTTCCAGAATTTTCAGGTGCCTGTAAATAATAACACCCAGAAAATATGTTTCGTGGATGTGTATGACTGGCATTATATGCGCCAGTAGGATTAACATTAACCCAAGAATTGTAAATTTTTATTTCTTCAACAATAGTCAAAGATTCACGAATATTTTGAACAAAACCAGATAAATCACGCTTTAACTCAGCACATACACGATTATCAAGAAAATTGTCTTGGCTCTGCCAACCACCACCCATATTAGTCTTATCAACACCGACAGGATCAGAAGCCTGTCGGTATCTTGTATAATCAATTAAATTCTGCCTGTAATCACGATCATTCAAATCACAAACATATATCGTCGAAGGAAATGCTAATTCACACTTAATCATCAATCATCCAACCACTTTGAAAACTTATATCTCGTCTGTCCACCAACAAATTTCTTTTCCACTTCCAGATCTGAATTCAAAATTCGATAATCTGGAATACTCTTAACCTTATACTTTTTCTTCAAATTCGGATTATCATCTACATCAACAATCAATACAACAAACTTATCAAGCTTTTCCTTTACCTCTTTTTCCTTAAACATTTTCTTCATCGCCTGACAAGGCGCACACCAAGATGCACCGAAATAAAGGAAAATTTTCTTTTTATCTTTCTTCGCAATCTTAACAGCCTCATCATATGATGAGGCTTCCTCCGCACGAACAAAACTCAATGACAAAAACAATAAAACAAGAACTAAAATTCTAAACATAATCGCCTCATTCGTATGAATTGCCAGTAGCAAAATCAACATGACGACAACGAACACTTGCATCAACCAACAACTTAAATCCCTTCTCACGCAGTTTTTGGGACAAGAAGCTATCTTGCGTCAAATGAGCAGTCGTCACAGTCCAAGGATATTCTGTTTGAAGAAAACATTCAATAGGGAAAAGAGTAAACCCTTGTGCAATAGTGTAAACTTCATGTACGCCAACATCATTCTTATTCAAAGTCAATGCCTGACGCTTACCAGCAATAACTTGGATGTGAACACCTTCTGGATATGGGACTTTCTTCACATAATAACCACCCAAAACAGCTTTAGGATCACCAATTTCACGGTAACGAGCCAAAAGCCTTTGGAATCCATCCTGTGGTGGGAAGGTATCATCTTCAACTGTCAAAAGCATATCGCAACCATCATTCAGAGCAGTCTGAATGGCATCGTTATATGCATCTGCGGTTGTCCTTCCAAATACATTCAGGAACTTAACTTGAACTCCTGATGGAATGGTCAGATTCTCCAAAACAGGCAATCTTTCTGCCTTTTCACGAGTTGGTACAACAATCAAAATCTTGACATCACCAACTTCTAAATACTTCTTCTCAACTTCCCTGATGTGATCCAACTTTGGAGTTGCTGCAAGATTGATTTGCCTGAGTGCTTCACTGTTGCCAACACCAACCCTGCCAGTCGCCTGAAGATCTTGCTGCGCTTGTCGTTCCAAACGAAGTTGCCAATAGTCTGGTTGTGCTGCATCAATTTCTTCTCGTGTGTACTTTTTGGGAAATCTTTGCCAAATCTTATAAAGAGCCTCGAATTCTCTTAAAGCACCTAGTACCGCTCTGTCCTGCTCCTCAAGGTCGATTCTTTTCAGATCAGCATCAATTTGATCAATTTCGGTTCCCTTGTCTTCGAGTTCTTTTATTTGAATTTCAATTCTACGACGACCTAGTTTTGCTCTCCTTAAATTATCATATTTGATTTGCATTTCCAAAACGCACTGAGAATATGCAAGAGTATCATGATCGTGTTGACCAACCACAAACTTATTTAGAACAAATTCTGTTCTAGGCATTTGAATTTCAAGAAAAGCAGATTCCATTTCCTTGACAAGCTTCATGACATTATCAACACGCTCATCCATCAACTGAATCTCATTCATTTTTAAGCCTCATTTGAAAAAATAAATCTATTACATTATAATGTCAATGACACCATTGTCAAAATAAATGAGAATCAATTATGCCGGGATCATGGGAACTTATCAACCAGAATCGTGTCCTGTGTTGTATCTTAACAAGAGAATATGCCCCAGTTGCATGGGCTTTCGGACTCAGAAACCTTCAAATTCCCGGTGCAGTCACAGCACTCCAAGGAATGCCATATGACCATGCACGAAATACAGGATGCCTAAAACTACTCGAACTTGGCTGGGAATGGCTATTTTTCCTCGACGATGATGTTATTCCTCCTCCTGATGCAATCATAAAACTAATGTCACATAAGAAACCAATCGTAAGTGGCCTGTACTACAGAAGATATGAACCACTTGCGCCTGTAATGTTAAGAGATTCAGAAAATGGTCCTCAATGGATTCAAGAATTTAATGCTCCTGACCTTCTGGAAGTTGATTATGTGGGAGCAGGATGTCTTTTAATACATCGTGATGTCATCAAGCAATTGCCTCCTCTGAGCAATCGTTGCCAATGGTTTGAATGGCGATGCGATAGAACTGACCTTCCTCATCTTGAAAAAACAAGCGAAGACTTTACTTTCTGCAAACATGCCAGAAATCATGGATTCAAAATTTATGTTGATACCAGTGTGCAATGTCGCCATGCAGGATTGGGACAAAGTGAAATTGGCGGATTCAAACCATTGGAGATCAGAGCCTGATGAAACTTACATACTTGCCAACGACTCCAATGAAAAAGTTAAAAATCTGTGTCATATCCAGCACAGTCCTACATTGCCCCCCAAAGGGCTATTCTGGACTAGAAATGCTGGCTTGGCAAATAGCTGAAGGTCTTAAAGCCAAAGGTCATGAAGTAATGCTTGTTGCACCAAGAGGATCAACAAGTAGTTGTGAAATTCATGAAACAACACAATATGAACCAGAAGGACAAGCCTACAGCGGTTATTGGAACAAACTACCAAGCTTTGATGTGATCATCGATCATAGTTGGGAAAAATGGAGTTACATCCTGAAAATGGAAGGTAAGCTTCCACAACCAATCCTTGGAGTTCTACACGCTCCTGTAGACACTATGTACACAACAGCGCCATCAGTCCCATTCCCATGCTTCGTGTGCATCAGCAAGGACCAATCAGATGGTTGCTCCGCACACCTAAAAGTCGCATCCCGTGTCGCTTATAACGGAGTTGATGTTAATTTTTATAAAAACACAGGATTAACAAGAAACGACCGTTATCTCTTCCTCGCCAGAATAAGCACAATCAAGGGTCCACATATTGCTGTTGATGTGGCCAATACTTGTAAAATTGGACTTGATCTCGTAGGAGATGACAGAATCACAGGAGAACCCGATCTTCTCAACAGCATTAAGACCAAATGCTCTGTATCGCCCAATCTTAGGTATGTAGGGCATCAGAACCGTGATGAGTGCAGCGTATGGTTCAATACGAATAAAGCCCTCCTACACCCCAATAAACACTTCCGTGAGCCATTTGGACTTGCTCCAGTTGAAGCTCAACTATGCGGTATGCCTGTAATCGCATGGAATCATGGTGCTTGCAAGGAAACAATCAAGCATGGCGAAACAGGATTCCTTGTGAACAGTCAAGAAGAAATGGAACAACTTATCAAAGATGATGCTGTTTCAACAATTAAATCAGAAAACTGTATTGAATGGGCATATCAATTTTCTTACGACAACATGATTAAAAGATATGAAGATCTTTGTTTTGAATCAATAGACACAGGTGGCTGGTGAAAATACATATTTCTTATACTTATGGCTGTCCTGACGAAACAATTCTTCGTGAATTGATGAGCTATGACATTCAATGTCCAGAATGCACAATTTTAGAGCCACATGAAAATGCTCCACTAAACTTTGAGGTTCCAACTAGCTTTACAAGTTTGCACTGGAGCAGACAATACGAATATCCTTGGGCAATTATGCATAGTAATTTGAAACCAAGCGATGTTTGCCTTGATGCTGGAGGAGCATATGCTGTTTTCAAATATGCAGTTGCCAAAAGATGCGCCAAAGTAGTCACGATTGACATGAATCAAGACTATCTTGACAAATCTATAAAATCAGCAGAAAGACTTGGCTTCAAAAACATTGAGTTTTATAATTCTAAAATTCAAGATTATAGAAGTGAAGAAAAATTTGATAAGATCTATTGCATATCTGTTCTAGAACACATACAGAGTAGTAGTGAAAGAATTGAATGTATTGAAAACATGATAGGTATGTTGAAGAAGGATGGAGAGCTTTATTTAACTTTCGATTTTATCATAGAAGAAGGTGAAAATCAGTTTGATTTTTACATGAGAAAAAATGAGGCAGCAGAAATATTAAATTATTTTGGTGTGCCTGAATATAATAACGAAAAATATTATTCTGCAAGTTTTCCCGGTGGTTGTGTTCTTGCCACAATATGTTTGAAAGTGTGGGATTTGTGAAAATACCTGACCATATTATTCAAGAATATAAAACTTTTGATCCAGAATCAGGATTATTTTTTGCTGATTTTGATGAACCAAAAGGCTCGAAAATACTTGAAATTGGATCTCAACACAGTCCTCTTGCCAGTATGATGGCTAAATGTGGGTTTCATGTTACAGGCATTGATCTAAGAGATTCTGATCAAGAATTAAACTATAATCACATTACCGCTGATTTCTGTCGGTTACCATCTTACTTCCTTCGTGAAAACATAGGAACTTTCGATGCTGCTGTTATTGTCTCTGCCATTGAACATTTTGGTTTGAATACTTATGGAGAAGGCAGGAAGCATGAATATTACGATGTTATTGCCATGCGATACATTTATGATTTATTGAAACCGGGTGGAACATGTTATTTGACAACACCTTTCGGTGGTAAATTTGTTGAACATAAGCCTCATTGGCGTGTTTATGATTGGGCAAATCTACTGGAAAGAATTGTTCAAGACTTTAGCACAGAAGTATTCAATCTTGGTGTTTGCGAAGAAATAACAATCAACGGTAAGGTTTTTTCTGTTGGAAGCCCAATATCAATGAACGAGGCTATACTGAATACAATTGGATTGCCTCATGTTTCTTGCTATGTAAGATTAAGAAAACCATTG